TGTTATTAGTTCTGGAACTACACAAAACTATCCAACAACGGTTCAATGGAGTCAAGCATTTGGTTTAAATTCAGGTCCAACAACTTGGGCACCTACTATAACCAATGTGGCAAACCAATTAGAAGTGCCAGTGCGTGGTCCAGTTATTGATGGATTCCCAATGGGCGGTAACTTTTATATTTGTTCTTATTGGGACACAGTTATTTTTAGTCCAATCAATTACCAATCTACAAGTGCTCCAATTCTTGGCGTAAGATTATTAACACAAGGTCGCGGACTATTAAATGAAAACTGCTGGGCCAATGCTGATACATTAGTATATGGATTAGATGCTCGTGATTTGTGGAGCTTTGATGGTAGTAACTTTAAGAGTCTTGGCAATCAACGCATTAAAGATTATTTTTATGCTAATTTAAATCCAGCATTTGTGGATCGTGTGTTTGTTATTAATAACACACAAAAGAATCAAATTGAATATTACTATCCAGATTTAACATCTACTGGATGGTGTAACAAAATGATTAGTTATCGTTATGACTTAGATATTTTCAATCCACCACGCGATGTAAGTAATGCTAGTCATGCCACTGAAGCTCCATTGTTTATGAATGGTGATTTTAACACAGCTAGTCGTAGTGTTGTTTACTTACAAGGTGTTGCTAATAGTCAATTGGTTGAAAAAGATCAAGGCACATCATTTTTAAATGATACTCCAATTACTAGTATATTTCGCAGAGATAATATTAGTTTAGGATTAAATTATAGTCAACAAGCATTGTTACATCGCATATTACCTGAAGTAGTTAATATTAATACTAATGGATTACAAATTAATGGTGTAGGTGAACTTACTGTAACTGTAGGTGGAACTAATAGTGTTGGAACTGATCCAGATTTTAAACCGCCAGTTACAATGTTAATTAACACACAAAATCCTTGGACACAAATCAATCAAAACGCATATCGTGTAAATACTTTGATATTAGGCGACTCAAGTGATTCAACAACTTGGCAATGTGCTGCCATTAATTGGCAGTTTACTCCTACACAGGATGCGAGATAATGACTACATTTGCTGTTACAGATCCAGCACATACTATTGCGGCACTTAACTATGCTTTAAGTAATTTAGGGCAAGGGGGAGGTAGTGGCAATAGTGGTGCTACTGGAAATGTATTAACAGTTAATACCACAAGTGGCATTATTAGTTTAAATGGTTCAACAACAGTTCAAGCATATTACTATCAATATGTTAATATTCGTTATGCGGATTCAGCAAGCGGCGCTGGATTTACTACAAGTCCAACAAATAAACTATATTATGGTATTTTAAATTCAAGTAGTTCAACTCCAGTTAATCTTAATAATCCTACAAGTTATCAATGGGAATTAGTAACAGGTGGTTTTGGCACAACTAAAACTTTATTTTATAGCACATTAGGTGGACGCCAAGTTCAGTTTACTGCGGCAACAACTATTCCTAGTGTGTTCTTTAATTCAGTAGTTAACGCTACTCCGATTAATTTAGACTATGTAACTAGCACACAAGCATTACCACAAGTAGTTCTTACTGCTTATTTGAGATCCAATACTGCGCCATCTACACCAACAGGTGGAACATATGATTTTGGTAATTTGGTATTTACGCCGCCCAGTAGTTGGTCGAATAGTGTGCCGACTGGCAACACCGCATATTATAGTTCACAAAATACTTTTATTGCTCCTGTAAACGGAACAACTGCTAATCCAAGTTTAACTTGGACTACTCCAGTATTAACTGGATCTAATGGCACAAGTGTTTATCAATATACTGTATATCAACAAGCTAATATACAACCTAATGTGCCGTCAGGTGGTAGTTATAACTTTGGTAATGCTGTAGGAACTCCTCCAAGTGGATGGTCAAATACTCCATCGGGCACAGGCAATATTGTTATTTGGAGTTCAACAGCACAAGCAAATACAAATACACCAGGTGGCACTTGGTATGCTAATGGTTCATCTAGTTGGAGTTCTCCAATTCAGTTTAGTGGTTCAAGTGGTGCTACGGGTGAGCGTGGATTTATTCCAATGGGTTATGTGGTTACTACACAAAATCCAACTACTGCTCCTGGTAATACTAACGCTAACTTAACAGCAGCATTTAGCGCATCAAGAACTAACTTTAGTGCTCCTATTGGAACTGGTTATGCTCCAGAAGCAGGAGATACTGCTAGTTTCACATGGGGTAGTAATACATCAGTTAATACTGTTTACACATATTCTGGAACTGATTGGTCATTAGCTGATGGACAAATTATTAACGGTAATGTATTCGTAACTGGATCTGTTAATGCTAGTGCTTTAAACGCTAATGATGTTTACGCATTAAATTTACGCGGTGGTAATGTTAATGTAGGAACCTATGCTGGAACTGGTTATTGGTTTCAAGCTAGCACAGGTAATGCTTATGTTGGCGGCAATTTAACTATTGGTAATAATGCTACTATTGGTAACAATTTAACTATTGGTAACAGCGTTACTATTGGTGGTTTAACTTATAATGGTAACTTGCTTAATAATGTAGTTACTCCAGGAGTTATTGCTAGTAATGCTGTTACTGTTGGAACTATTGCTAATGGCGCAGTTACATATGGCGCATTATCAGCTAATTCAATTCAAGCTAATGCTGTAGCAGCAAATACATTAAGTGGTAATATTATTGTTGCTAATACATTATTGGGCAATACAATTATTGCTAATACATTAAGTGGCAACGCTATTATTGCTAACACCATTTCTGGTAATACAATTATTGCTAACACCATTTCTGGTAATTCATTGGTAGCAAATAGTATTACTGCCACACAAATTAGTTCTGCTTATGTTTACGCTGGCAATATTACTAGCTTTGGTGCTACACAAGGAAATGTAAACAGTCCTGGATATTGGTTAGCTTACAATTCTGGTGATGCTCACTTTGGTGGTAATGTTACCATTGGTGCTAATTTAAATGTTTCTGGTTTAGTTACTACCGGCGCATTGAATAGTAATACTGTTATTACTACAACTATGCAACCATCTACAGTTAGTAATTTCCAAGCTGCGGCTGGAGGTGTTGGAACCGGTTATGTTGTTGTAACTAATCCAGTATCAGGCACAGCATATCCTACTGATATGAGTGTTAATATTACTACAACTCAAAATAATCAACCTGTTTATATCTATGCCGGAATGCAAACTTATTGGAATAGTTTTACTTTAGCAGCTAATAGTGAAATTGTTTTAGCTGTTAGTTTATTTAGAGGCAATGTAGGAATTACTACTGACAATTATACTTTTGATTCGGGCCCAGGTGGTGGATCAGTTAATTTTGAATCTACTACAAATTTTACTGGATTTACTGATGCTCCTCCAACACCAGGAACTTATAACTATTACCTTTCAGTAGGTGTTATTACAACTGCTGGTAGTTATAGCGGTGGCAATGTTTCAGTGGGATTTAGAAATATTACAACACAAACACTTAAACGATGATTTATACAATATACAATCCTACAACTGGTCAAATACTTCAAACTATTCACGGCGATAACGCGGATTGGATTCAATCCAATCTTGACGGTAAAAACTATGTTGAAGGCGATTATAATGCCAAAGATTATTATATCGATAACAATCAAGCTGTTGCCAAACCTACAAATCCTAGCATAGGTGGACAAAAATATAATTTTGATTATACAACAAAATCATGGATTTATGATACTGTAGCTAGTGCTACCGCATTAAGAAAATACAGAAATGATGAATTAACTAATGTTGATAAAATTAATCCTACTTGGTATAGTAGTTTAACTACTGATCAACAAACAGAATTACAGCAATATAGACAAGATTTATTGAATATTCCACAGCAGTCTGGATTCCCTACTACTGTCACTTGGCCCACAAAACCAAGTTGGTTATAACCGGTTTAACTAAGATCTACTAAATACACGATGACACCTGAATCAGAAGAAAAACTAAAAGTAGTTCATCATTTTGCCGGCGGAGTTTATGCCAAGGAAATGACATTAGAAACGCTCGAAGATTGTATGCATCAACATAAGCATCATTTCGATCATATGAGTATATTAACATCTGGCAAAGTTATGTTAGATGTTGATGGAGAAAAAACAATTCATACAGCTCCTGCTGTTTTGAATATTGCTGCCGGTAAGCGTCACTGGATTCTTCCTTTGGAAGCTCCAGTTAAATGGTTTTGTATTCACAGAACTGATGTTACTGATCCAGCTAAAGTAGATGATGATATAGTATCAGAGAGAGAATAAGATGAGTGCAGATTGGGGTAGTTGGAGCGATTATTTCGGTGGTAGTGATAACAGTGGTGGCGGTGACCTAAGTAGCGGTGCGTATGATTATACTGCTCCTACTGATAACTCTGGTTCAAATCCTACTGATTACACAGGTGGTCAAGATACCGGCAATTGGTATGATACTACTCCACAAGGTCCAGTAGAACCTACCAACGGAGGATATGATACTTCGGGTAATTGGACTGGCACAGAACCTGCTCCAGAGACTACATATACTGCTCCAACTTCATATACTCCAAACGAATCAGGTGGATATACTGCTCCAACTGGCGCACAATATTTTGGTAGTCCTCCGGAAACTCCAACTATTTGGTCTGATATACAAGGCCAAGAACAAGATTTACAAGGTATAGGAACACAAACTGGATACAATACTGGCGGAACAAATCCATCGGTTACTATTGAACCTGCTCCAGAAACATTTAATCAACCAAATCCAACTACTCAAGCTACGCAAGCATTGCCTCCAGGTTATACTATGAATTCGGATGGCACAATTAGTATGGCTCCAGTGACTGGAAATGAACCTGCTCCTGTATTGGATATGAGTCAACCATGGACACCTCCAGCAGATAATACTGCCGCTGGTCCTGTTACTCCATCTACAGATACAACAGGAACTACTTCTACTGATACAAGTGGTTCTACAAGTGGCACAAGTTCAACAGGTGGTAATACAACTGCTAATGGTAACACATCAAATTCAGGTGGTGGCATTATGGATTGGCTTAAAGCCAATCCAGGAACAGCAGCTTTATTAGGAGCAGGTGGTGTTGGAACTATTGCCGCACTAAGTCATTTATTTGGTAGTAGTGCTGCCGCAGGTTCAGCTGCAAGTGGTAGTGCTGGTGGCTCCGCCGCTGGTGGTTCAGCAGCTGGTGGCACTGGTGGCACGGGTGTTTCACAATCAGGTGGTGCCGGTGGTTCATTGAGCAAAACTCCAATTAACAATCCAGCTATGCCGCAACCTGGGCAAACACAAACTCCAATTACTAATACATCTACTAATCCAACACAGCCAGGCGCAAACACAACTCCAAATGGTAACACAGCTCCAAATGGAAATACTACAGCAACTGATTCATCTGGATTACCAAGTTGGTTAGCACCATTATTAGGTGGCGCGGCCGCATTATACTTTGGTCCAAGTTTATTAAACAAAGGTGCTAGCAATGGAAATATTTCTAGTCCAAATTATTTAGATCAGTTTGGTAAAACACCTACAACACCAGGTGCTGGTGGAAATGGTCTCGGCGGATATGCTGGCTTTAGTAATGCTGGATTAAATCCAGGTTGGATACAAGCTGGAGTTCCAAATTACAATCCTAGTATTACACAACAAAATCCTACTCAAAATCAATACAACTGGGGAACACATCCTTTCATGTATCAAATGAGTGACTTAGCAAATTATCAACAACCAGGCGGTCCTGCCAATACTCAAGTAGCTGGACCTGTTGCTCCACCACAAGGCGGACAACCACCCAGCTTAGGAGGACTGCCGCCTAGTCCAACCGGACCTATTTCATTCGGTCCAATTGTTAATCAACCACAGTAAAGCTAGGTAAAATGAAACAAACTAAATATAGAAAATCAGGAGAATTATAAAATGGCCAATGCCTCACAAGGTTCATCAAGCGGACAAACAACTTATGTTCCACAAGTTAATCCATACCAAATAGCACAAAATGCTAATAGTGGCGCTGGCTACAATGCTTATACTCAAGGCGCTGGCAATGCTATTGCTGGCGGTCAAGATTTGTTTAATAGCAGTTTACCTGGTGTAAACTATGCGGCACAAAATGTAGCTGGCTATGGAGCTCAAGCACAAAATGTTTTAGGCACTGGCGGAGAACAAAACTTCAACGCAGGTAGTCAAGGCTTACAAAGTTTGTTCAGTCCTGATTATGAACAACAACAATTGGCAGCTAGTCAAATTCCTGCTCAACAACAATATCAACAAAACTTAGCTAATCAACAAGCTGGCTTTGGTGGTGCTGGCCAATTAGGTTCAGCTCGTGCGGCATTAGCTGGTTCACAAATGGCTACTACTAATCAACAAAATCAACAAGTTGCGGCAGCTAATGTGGCTAATCAAATTGCTCAACAAAGAGCTAGCGCAGCTAATCAGTTAATGACTGGCGGACAAAGCGCATTACAAGGTGGCTTGGCAGCTGGACAAGCTGGTATGGCCGCAAGTCAAGTTCCATTACAATATGCTAATCAATATGCTAATTACTTGAATTCATTTGCGCCAAACTTACAAGGCAACTTCTCCGGCACTAATGGTTACACAACTACACAAAATGGCGGAAACAGTTCAGGTGGCGTTAACATTCTTCCAAGTTTATCAGATATTATGGCTAAAGAAAATATTGTGTTTGTTGACAATCAAGGCCGTCATAAGATTTATGACTTTAGTTATAAAGGCGACACTAAACGCTATCGTGGTGTTATGGCTCAAGATGTTCAGAAATATCAACCAGATGCTGTTATTATGGGCTCTGATGGTTACTTGCGTGTTGACTATAGTAAACTTGGTTTACAAATGATTGAATTAGGAAAAGAATAATGGGTGCAGATCTTTCAATGTATCTGGATACGCCAGATGCTTTGCTACAACAACAAATGCCTGGTGTTGATATCGAAGCATTTAAAGCGGCTGTTCGTAAAAGTCAAAGCGAAGGCACAGATGCTAATGCTAAACCAGTTACACAAACTGTAAAAACTGATCCAACTACTGGTGAACAAACAATGACTATTAGTGGAAGTCCACAAGACTTATCACCTAGTAATCCATTAACACCAACTGTTAGTGCTCCTGTTGTTCCACAACAAACAGCTCCACAAGCAGCTCCAGCTCCAGTTCAACCTGTTGCTCCGGATCAAACATTTAATCGTATGGTTCAAGCCGAGTCAAATGGACAACAATTTAATCCACAAGGTGGCGTATTAACAAGTCCAAAAGGCGCACAAGGTATGGCACAAATTATGCCAGCTACTGCTGCCAATCCCGGTTATGGTGTAGCTCCTGCTACTCCAGAAGAAATAGCTACACCAGAAGGTAATAAAGCATTTGGTCAAAGATACTATCAAGGTTTGTTAAATCACTTTGGTGGCGATGAACAAAAAGCTATTGCGGCATATAATGCTGGTCCTGGTCGTGTTCAACAAAACTTACAAGCTAACAATGGTCAATTAAATGTTAGCCAATTGCCACAAGAAACACAAGGTTACTTAAACCAAGTTCAAGGTCAAGGTCCTGTTGCTCCTAATCAAGTAAGTCCTATGATTGCTGGTAGTGCTAGTTCTGATGTTGGCTTAACTCCAACTGAACAAGCTATTGCTCAAATGAATGGCGGTAAAAAGCCAAATGAAGCAGAAATTAACACTTATTATGGAAAACAAATTGTTGACAATTTAGGTAATCCAGTTAAGATGGCACAGATCTATCAGGATCCTAATGCTCCTGCTTTTGCTAAACAAGCATCTATGCGCCAAATGGCAGACATTATGGGATTCCAAAAAGGCACAGCTGATGCTCAACGCGATGTAAGCCAAATGACTCCTGATGCTATTGCTAACGCATTAAAGAGTAAAAGCGAAGAAGGTAGTTATGTTAAAGCTGTGTTGTATGCTCAGTTAGGTTTAAAAGACTTAGCGGCTGAAGAACAACAAAAGCTAGGTGCTGGTCGTTATTTTGAAATGCAAACAATAGGTTCTGGCCCTAATGCTGAACCTGTATTGATTCAAAAAGATAAAAATGGAATGCCAATCTATGGTATTACTAATAGCGGACAACAATTAACTACTAAAGAATTAGCTGTTTATGCGGCACCAAAAGGTGTTGAACAAAGTAGTGAAATTTATAAAAATCCTTATGACAAGAATGGCCCTGCGTTCTACTATGAGCGTCGTCCTGGACAAACTGCTGTGTTCAAAGAAGTTGGAACTGGTCGCGTAGCTACTCCAGAAGAAGCTAAGTTATTGAATAAGATTGGTGTTGCTGGAACTCTTGAACAGCAAGGCACAGCGGCTTATAACAAAGGCGCATATGGTGCTGCTGGTCGTGGCGCTGGTGAAGGACTTACTCCTACAACTATTGCTGCTCAACCTGGCATACAAGGTCAAGGCGCTCCAACTGTTTCTGGTCCTGCTATTCCTGGACAACCTGGCACACAGCCTGTTGTTAGACAGCCTGCTCCAACAACTGCTCCAACAACAACTGCGCCTGTAGTTAATAATCCTAGTATTCCAAATCCATTTAACCAAACAGCTACTACAACAGCTCCAGGTGGTGGCATTGCTCAACAAAAAGAAAATATTAAAACACAAGGTCAACGCACTGAATCCTTTAATAAGATTATTGATACAGAATATCGCGAAGGCGCACAAAAAGGCGAAGTTATTAGCAATAACCGTAAACAACAATTTGATATTTTAAATCGTGTTGATCCAGCTACTGGTAAAGGAATGGCTGAAACTATTAGTGGACTATACAATGCTGCCAATGAACATCCAGGCGAGCAAAAATGGTCCATTGTGCGTGACATTATGGCAGGTAAAGCATTGCCAGATAATGACGCTAGTAATCGCATAGCACAATTAAATTTAAGTCCAGATGCTAAATCAGCGTTACAACAATTTAATTCGTTAAATGCTCAAATAGCTAGTCAAACATTGCGTGAAACAGCAGGTCCTGGTTCAGTATCCGATGCTGAACAAGCCGCTAACCGCGCACGAAATGTTGACCTAACTAAAGCTCCAATGCTTGGTGCTTATAACATGATGGGTCAAAGTCAATTCACAGGTGATTTACACCGCTATAAAGCTGACTTAGCCGCTGGAACTAATGCTCCAAACGCTACTGCTTTTGATAGAGATTTCCGTAAAACACAAGCTGAATTAATTAAATCATATCGTGAAGTTACCGAAGCTCGTTTAAGTTATATTGATAAAAACGGCGGCGCAAGTAATCCAAATGCTATTCGTCAAGCATATAAATTATATCCTGTTCCAGAATATGATCCAGGAACTGGCGAATGGAAATATACAAAACCTTTAAGTAAGATACTAAAATGACAGATCAAGAACGCGAAGAAAAAATAGCAGAAGCTCGTGCTAATGGTTATACCGAAGAGCAAATTAAAGAGTTTGTTAATCAACACGCTCCTGCTCCAGCTGGTAAAGAACCATTTGTAAATCGTAATGAAGAAAAATGGGGCACTGGTGAAATAGCTGGTGCTGGACTTGCTGGTTTGGCAGCCAAATATGGAATAGAATATTTGGCAGGTAAAAAATTATTAAGTGCCGCTGGTAATGCTTTCCGCGGTAATCCTAGTGCTGGTGCCGGTGGCGCAAGTGGTGGTGCTGGTGCTGGTGGCGCAAGTGGTATTAAACCAGGAGGCGTTCCTTATAATGCTGGAATGATGCCTGAAGGCGGACCTATTGCTCCTGAAGTTGCTCCAACTACATTATCAGGTGGTGCTAATCCAGCATTTGATGCTGCGCTAGCAAAACCATATGGCGCTGGTCCTGTATTAAGTTCAGTTGCTCCAGCCGCAGCATTTAGTGCGCCGTATGCTATGGCCGCATATGAACAAAGTAAGATTCGTCAAAATCCAAATGCTCCTGAATATGCTACTAATCCATACGCACAACAAGTTCGCGGTGAAGCTCCAACACAAGGAGCTGCTGGTGCTATGAATACACGCAACGCAATTGCCGGCCAACAATATGGTGGACTAAGTAAAGCTGAACAAGATATGCTACAGCAAGATGCTATCGATCGTCAAATTCGTTTGAAGGCCGCACAAAAGGCATTACAACCAGTAGTCCCAGGACAATAATATGACAACACTAGATCAATTAACCGAAACATTTTGTGATAACTTTGTAAACAGTTACAGAGCTCACAGTTCACATTTTAACATTGAAGGTGAAAACTTTTATGGCTGGCATAAATTGTTACAAAAGATTTACGAAGACAGCGAAAGTATTCAAGATGATTTGGGCGAATTGATTCGTGCTCTTGGCGCATTTGCTCCAGAAACTATTAGTGAAATATTAAGTTATGCTGATTTAGAAGACCGTAAAACAGGCGCTAGCGCATTTGATATTCTTGAACTAGTATTAGAAGGTCAAGAGCATATGGTTAACAGCTATCGCAAATTAGAAGAAGTTGCGGATGCTGAAGAAAACGATGACATTGCTAATTTTGCGCAGGATCGAATTCGTCAGCATAAAAAGTTCGCTTGGCAGTTAAGAGCTAGTTTAGGTTAAGCCGCCCCGAGCACTATCAAGAACTAGGAGATTTTGCGGCTTTCTATCCTAGGCATCAACGAATTGGCAGGCGAGTTTGTGTCGTGCTCAATCCTCAAAAACACCCACAATATTACTTTGCCCAGTTACATAGTAAGTTTGATCTTCATATGATATCTTAGCTGTGCGACCCCAGTCAACAATAACTCTGTCGCCTTCTTTAATACCACAGTTAACTTCTGGACCACAACTCATAACAATAGCTTCAGTTGGCGTGTCACTCATGCCTTTAATAATTAATCCTGAATCCGATGTTTCATCTTTTAATATTGCTTTAACGATTACATTTGCTTTAATTGCTTTTAACATTTCTTTTCCTTTATTGATATCTAAATTCTTTGCTACTTACACTATGTTCCTTGTTTACATCTGTATACTTACTAGGATCATAAGTGCCTGTTCTACTGGTGATTGTGTCCAAACTAAAAATTGGATCATCTAGTTTAATCGTTTTGATTGACAATCGTTTCCAAGCTAATGTTCCACGCACATGATATCCAGCCGCATCATGTAAGAACATTAATGGTTCCCAATCCAACCTAATACAACTACTGGCAATCATTTTAATTTCACAAATGTCTGCCCACTTCTCCCATAGTCTAAACATTTGAAATATCAATGCCACACGCTGGCGCACTGGTAAATTCAAATCTACACTAGCAAATCTGGCAGTAGCCATTTCTTCTCTACTAAACACCATACGCTGTTCGCGAACGACCCAAGTAAAAGCTAACAGCTTGTTATCAGATTTTCTTCTTGCTACACTAACAAATTCTCCTTTTGGACCATACATTTGATTAACAATAGCATGCATTAAATTGCGTGATGCTTCAACTGGATCAATGGGCCATAAGTTTTTGGCATCCAATTCATATTCACGA